CGATGCTGGTCAGCCCCTGCTGGACTTTGGTATCAACGTCTTGCTGTGCTTTGTCTACCTTGCCGGTTATGGCAGCGTCAGCTTGCGTAACTTTTTCGTCGATGCTGGTCAGCCCCTGCTGGACGAGCGTTTCAATCTTCTGGATAGTTTCTGCCGTTTTCTCGTCTAACTTCCCTTTTGCCGCATCGAGCGCTTCCTGTACTGCTTCTTTTGCCTTACGGCAGACTTCTTTGAATGCCGCACGTTCATCATCGGTCAGCTCTTTGCGCGCCGTTTCAAAATTATTCAAGGCAACGGTTAAATCTTCCGCCGCCCGTGCTAAGAGTTCTTGTATCATGACTGTATGCCTCCTTAAAAAAACTTATTTATACACATCGTGGTATAGCACCATGCACGTACCGCCTGAATAATAAAACAGTTCATTCACCCCTGCATTCAAATAAAGCGGCATAGTAATACCTGCATCTGTCATATATGCTGATATATCAATGAATTCTTTTACGGTCTTTTGTTCACCGCTTCTATCGACTCCGATAAGCTCATTACTACCATTGCGGCTCATGGAGAGATGGCATTGACTATAAAATAAACTTTCATCTTTACGCAAATACACCGGATTTTTTAATGCAATGCTGCGTCCGTTACAGACTAACAGTTCTTTGTCATATCGTTTTTGTCCGCAAAAAAAGACAGCTGGATAGACTGTATCATTGCCCTGCACTACGATCTTTTTTTTCTCGCATATTCTATTTATTTTCAGCATACGGCGACCGCATCCAAAAGGTTGTAAGGTTTTAAGATTAAAGCTGATCGTAAAGGCTTTTGAAATAGTTTGTCCGTTGTAGTAACTACTGTTGATTGAGCCGTCCAGTATACACTCATAGAACATCTGATCACCATCATCGCGGTAGACCTGTAAAAGCCGTCCTGCTAACATATCATGCAAGCGGGAGCGTTCCTTTTCAACGAGCGGATAATCATCGGTGATAATGGTACCGGAGCATTTGAGTACCCGTGAAGAGTAATATTCATCGCCTACCAATCGATCCCCGTGTAGTCCGTTTACTTTTCCGGTATTCGTTTTTACCGATAGCGTACTTTCTGACACGGTAATCCATTGCGGAAGCGGAAGTTCTGTTTGCCCGTCGAATATTCTCATTGAGCTACCCCCTTGCTATCATTTCTTTGGTAATTTCTACCACTAAGTCTTGCAGACTCATCGTTTTATCTGCATAAATATTGACCGTTCCATTATACGAGTTAAAAGTAACGGCATTGATGATGATTTGCGTTGCTACTAAATGTTGGATGGTTGCGTCTTTTAAGTCTATGCTTTGATTGATTGTTTTAAAACCTTCACGGATCGCTTCAAGTAACACGTCTCTATCAGAGCCTGAAAGCTGCTGAATAATAGTACCGGCAGCCTGTGTTTTTACTTCTACCCCTCCTTCTAACGCCCGCGTAACTTTGGAAAGTTCCGCCATATCCCCCTCTAAATGATCATAGAGGTTTTTCAGCGTATCTATTGTACCGGTTACTTCCTCGGTAGTAATTTTTCCATCTTTCATAATCTCTGCAATAATCGCATCGACTTTCTTTTTTATGCCAGCGCTTTCAACCGCCGATTGGATAATGGCTTTTTTCATTTCAGCGGCAAATGATTTTTTAAAACTGCCCCAATCAGCATTATACGCTGACTCGCCTAATGCCGTGGTAAGCGCTGATGACATTGCCACTCCGATTTGCTGCCATTCTGCAGAGAGCTTATCGGTATCAAATTGAATACCGAAGCGTGCAGCCATCTTATCGGCGTGTTCAGCCGCCTCTTTTGCCATCTGCTCAAGCGACTGTTCGAACTGTTCTTGCGATATTTTCCCTTGCTCAAGAAGATTGAGATTTTCTTGTACTTTTTTAAGCGCAGAATTGAACACCGCTTTTTGCACAATGGCATCGTACAATGCCTTTCGTAATTCTTTTTTGAATGCGCCAAAGTCGCGGGTTTTGATATAATTTGCTAAAGACGTTTCAAGCCCTTGCACATAGTTGGCAATACCGTCAAGCGCATCTAAATCAATACCTTGCTTTTTTGCTTCCGCTTTCATCGTATCTTTTATAACTTTTTCGAGTTTATCGGCTTCTGCAAGGTTTCCTTCTTCTCGCGCTTTATGGAACTTTTCAAGCACTTCCGAAAGTTTTAACGCTCGTGTTTCTGTGTATTCTTCCTCTTGTTTTTTGTTGTAATAAATTTCCGAAAGACCGGCAGAAAAAAGACCGGCGATAACGCGCCATGCTTTGGACGCGCCCTCTCCATTTGATTTAAGCCGTGTCTTTGTTTCTGTTATCGTCTCACTGGTTTCGGCGTTGTCTAATTTTTTATAAAAGTCATCTATTTTTCTTTTTTCCCGCTCAAGCCCTGAAACATCAAGCGCATTTTTCCAGTTTACGGAAGATTTTCCAATACCGCTCATCCGCTTTGCGATGTCCCCAAGAAGCCCTCCCACACGCTGATTGACTAAATCAAAATACTCTTTTTGCTCCTTTTCATATTTTTCTTTTCGCTCTTGCGCTTTTTTTTCAAGCGCCTTATTTTGCGCTTCGGCAATCGCCGTGGTGATACTGATAGTTGTGTGTACCGCGCTGAATATCGCCTGTACTATCGGGTTTGGAATTTTGCTGCCGATTTCCCCGGCGGTATCATTGATGCCGCGGATAATACTGATTGCATCTGCCGAACCTTTTTCAACAGCTTGACTAATGATGCGCGTAATAGTGTTGGCAACGCCCAACATTCCATTGACCAGTCCAAGCGCCATAGACGTTTTTGCAATAGCCGCTTGTTTGTCAGCAAGGGCTTTATAGCGGGTAAGCTCTTCATCGTCTTTTATCTTTCCGTTTTTTCGTGCAAGTTCTAGCACTTCATGCGCTTTTTTGCGTTCCGCTTCGATATTGATAAGGCGAAGCTGAAAATCAGATTTGCCGACCGTGTCAAGATTTTTGAGCGTCTCATCAATTTGACTTAATGAATATTTTGATTGTCCTAACGCTATTTCTAATTTGTTTGCTTCTTCCTGTAAATCTTCTAAATATCGCTTTGCCTGTCCTGCCTCTTCCGCAGAAACCGCGCCAGTTTCTCCTTCTAAAAGCGCCTTTGTCTTTTGAATTTCTTCTTGCGTTTTTTTGAGCTCTGCTTGCAATTCTTTTTGTTTGATCTGGTACCGCCCAAAGGCATCGCTCATCAGCTTTGTTTTAGTAAGCTCATCGCCGAGCGTTACGCCGGAGCCTTTCTCATCTTTTGTTGCGCTTTTTGTTTCAACGGTGATCCCCTTACCGGCGCCTTTTTTCTTATCTTCCTCTTTAATGAATTGTTCGATCAGTGTAAGTCGCTTTTGCTGATATTCTTCTTCGACGGCAAGACTGGATTGTCCGTACTCCTTTGCTTTTGCGATCTTATCCTGATAGAACTTATCGAGTTCTGCTATTTGCGCTTGGTAAGAAGTGTCTTTTCCCTTAACGCTCGCGCTTTTCGTTCCTTTGCCTTTTTCTAACTTTTTCTGTTCTTGGGCTATCGCATCAAAATATTTTTGTAAGCCTTTGGAGTCGAGCGTAAAAATCGTATCAATATCTTCCGGTTTTATCGCAATGAGTTCTTTTAATTTTGCTTGTAAAAATTTTATCCGCTCCGCGGGAACACTGAAACTTTCCCCCATCTTTTGAGCAGCGCGGTTTTTCTCATCGATGATGTTCTTTTCCGCTTCCCATTCTTTTTCAAGACGAGCAAGCTCTTCATCGTGTTTCTTTTTTTGTGGAGTAGCGGTGATATTCTTTTCTGCTGTTTCTAAGGTATGCTGTTTTTCAATCGCTTCATTGAGTTCACGCTGCGCTTGCTCATTTTCTTGAATCGCAGCAGCTGTTTTTTCAAAGGCAGCGCGGGCTGATTCTGCGGTATTCTCTGCTTTTGTTTTAACTGTTTCAAAGGCTTGAACAATACTCGTGGTATCCCATCGCGTTAATGAAATGTCTCCGGCAAGCCGCGCATTATCAGCATAATTTTTTAATGTAGTATAAATTCGTGTCGCTTCATCTTTTCGATTTTCCAATAGGGCAAGGTCGTATTCCGATTTAAGATATTGCGCTTTTGAATAACTATTTGCTGCCTGCTCCATTTTGGCGACTGCTTTTTCTAATGCCGCTTGTTGCATTGGAAGTTTTGCCCCTTGCGAAGTAAGAACCGATTGCGCATGAGCTACGTTGCTTTTTGCCTTAATAAGAGCCAAATTATTCAGAATCTTTTCACTTTCAATGCGCTTGCGTATTGCTTCGGTTATTGCGTGTTCATTCTGTATAACCTTCTGCCCTTGCGCATCTAGCGCTTCGGTTGCGCTGGGGACGATTGTCTTGAGTTCCTTTAAAAGATTGTTATATCGCTCTTGTTCGTCCGCCGTTCTTTGCGTTTTATTTTTTAGAGTCGTATATTCGTCAAAAAGAGACTGTATATTGCGCCCTTCATTCCCTTGTTTTAAGGCATCCTCTTTGAGCTTTTTAACTTCTTCTACGCTTCGCTTTGCACCGTGGATATAATCTTCATGCGCTTTTTTCACCTGCGCAATAATGCCGAGGGCAATCGCTCCAGCGGCGGCAATGGCAGCGCCCCATGCTAAAATAGGATTTGCAGACATAGCAATATTGAGCTGCACCATTTCAGCTTTTATCTTTTTAATGCCGACTGCAACAAGGAGTAAGGGACCGGCAGCAGCGGCAAGGGCGGCAAAAGCTGTGCCGGTTGTTTGAACGCAGACGGGTAAATCATTGACAGCCTGTAAAACGCGGGTAATGCCTTTTGCAAACATATCGACCGCAGGAATAATATTTGAGGTAAGGGTAATTTGCACGGCTTCAAAGGCGCTTGAAAGTTCTGCCTTCGTATTGGCAAAAGAAGCGTTTTGAATATCCTGCATCTTTTTTGCCGCCCCATCGGAGGCTTGCAGTAAGCCGTCCATCGTGCGGATGGCATCCCCGCCGCCTTCGATGAGCGCTTGCATACCGGCTGCCGCCGCTTCACCAAATAAATCGCTTGAGGCGGCAACGTCAAGATTCGCATTTTTCAGCCGCTCAATAATGTCTGCAAGGTTATTTGTTTTCGGGTTTACTTCATCGTAGCTTACTCCTAACGCTTCTAGTTTCTTTTTGACATCTTCCGTGCCGCTTGCGAGCTTTTGCAAACCGGCGCGTAAAATAGTGCCAGCCTGTTCACCGCCGAAACCGGTATTGTAAAGGCGCATAAGGGCAGCCGTTGACGATTCAAGGCTCACTCCTAAACCGGCAGCGACAGGGCCTACATACTTCATTGAGTACGAAAGCTTTGTCATATTCGCTTGGCTTTTACTAATAGCAAGCGAAAACACATCGGCAATGTGCGCTGACTTTTCTGCACTGAGATTAAACTGCGAAAGGGTTGAAGCAATCGTGCTTGAGGTAAAGGCTAAATCGCTTCCCGTCGCTCCGGCAAGTTGGAGCACACCGTCGAGGCTGTTCATTGCTTGCGCAGCTGATTGACCTGCTGAACCTAAACTATAAAGGGCATCGGCAGCTTGGCTTGCGCTAAAGCGGGTACTCGCTCCCATTTCTTCCGCTTTCTTTCGCAAGGCTTCCATTTCCGATGCACTTGCCCCCATAACAGAAAAAGTATTCTGCATAGACTGTTCAAAATTCGTAAAGGTATCGAGTGCCGCTTTCCCGAGCAGCGTTAAGGGAAGTGTTACGCCTACAGAAAGAGCCTTACCGATACTTTTTAACTTCGCATTGATACTTTCTACTGTCTTATCAATATCCTGCTCAAGTTTCGCAAGTTCTCTATTTGATTTTTCTATGCCATCATGTAGCTTGTCTGTTTTTAATGACAACTCGGCATATAGTTCGCCTAAACTCTGTCCCATCTATCTCACCCGTTTTATGTATCATTCCCTGCAAAGGTCTCTGCCATATCTTTTTGAAATTGTTTTTCTCTTTTTTCTTTCTCTTTCTGCGCTTTCTCTTTCTCTTCCCGCTGCTGATTTTCCACTTCAACAGCAACGAGACAGGCTTCATCAAATAAAAAGGATTCAAAATCGTTTAAGCCTTTTATGTAGCTGCTTGGTTTGCATCGGTAGTATTTTGCGAGCCTGCCGAAGCGGGCAAATTGAACGCGTCCAAATTTTTTTTTACGGCTTGCTCCCAATCGGTAAGGTAGAAAAGAAAAAGATCGCTTAAAAAATCTTTCGGGATAACATCGTTGATAGAGCTTTCACTGATACCGCGTATCTTCAAAATAGCGTCGTAACATTCTTGATACGTTGGAGTAACCATGCTCTTTTTTGCAAGCTCAACGATAAATTCTTCTTCTTCCTCTTGCATCTTTTTAAGGTCAATTTCCGATATTGCTGTATCTTTTTCTCCAATGGCTTCGGTAATACCATTGACAAATTTATACAAGATATTGGGGAAATTTCCACAGGTCAAAAGTTCTTGAAAATTTGTTTTATGAATAAAAAACTTTTGTTTCGTCCCGTTCCATAAAAGCTCTACCCATTCGCAGGTGGCAAGCGCAAGACGCTGAGCTTCAGTTTCTGGTGTCTTTGTTGCTTCTTCAACAGCTGTTTTGATTGCGAGGTTTCTGCTTGTCTTAGTGAAAAATGATTGTATTCTTTCAAACATAGCGATTGCTTAAAACTCCTTTCCTGTTGTTTCCATTGATAGTATTGACCTGATAGTGGATTGAAGCCCGCCTCAGCGATAGACGGGCTGATGATTTGTTTTACCCTTGTACGTACTGTGTGTAGTCGGCAAGTGAAATTTCTTTAATAAACTTTAACGGTAAATTGCTGCGTTTGTTTTCTCCGCCGGTTCCTTGCAATTCAATATTTGCAAAAGCATCTTCACTTGCCTCGCTGCCGGTTGGGGTTGTTTGACAGGAAGGGAAAATAACGACCTTGACACGGGCGTAACTGCCTTTTGTATTTTGCCCGCTTTCGTACTGCTCTACAAAATAGCGGAAGGTAACAAGCGGCGGGTTTCCGGTATTGTCGATATACAGCTCTCCCGTTTCCTCATTGTACGTGTTGCCGGTAACAAGGGCAAAAAACGTATTTGATAGGCTTGCAAAAGAAGCGGTTATATTGATACCTTTTATTTTATCCGATTCTTTTACCGTACAGCGGATTCCATGCCCGCTTGTTGCGTCAACCGTTTTACCACTTTCTTTGTCAAAATCATCTTTAAAACTCTTTGCTTCTTTGGTCGAAACATAGCCGACAATACCGAGTAATTCGGCGAGTTTTCCTTGAAACCCAATCGGTGCAAAGAACGGTAAATCACCTGCTGCCTTCGTGGTGATTTTAAGATACTCTGCATCGTAATCAGCTCCGACAGTCGTTTTAGCTGCTTTGAGCTTTATTCCTTTCGCTTCAAGGGCAGTAAAGGCGGTATTGAAGTCTTTTGCTATATCAGCAACACTGACCGCTTTTTTATCCGCAGCAGTCGGGGTAAATGTGAAGGTTTCTGTTTTGGTGCCGTACAGAACTGTCAGCTTAAAATCATCTGCCGTCCAGCCGTCAATATTGAAAGGCCCTATTTTACCGACAAGCCCTCCCTTATGTTTTCTTACCTCGCCGGTTTGCGCATTGGTATCTTCCCAGTCATTTGGAGACGGTAAGCTCTTATCGGCGTTCAGATGTGCCGCTTCCATTTTACCGATTGAATACCCGTATTCATTTTTCTTTTCCATAATCTTTTATCCTCCGATACTATCGATAGGCACTGATAAAAAGCCGCTGTTTTTTACCAGCCCCCCGCTACATAAAATCTCCGCCGAAAACGGGGATTTTAAAATTGAGCTGTTTTACTATTGCGCCAAGAGAATCCTCAACGAGGTCGCTTGAGCAATCAACGTATTGCACTAAAAAAGTACCGCCTCCTTGTATTCGTTTAAGATGCTTACCGTTCAGTGCGGTGATGATGGACTCACACGCGCTGTCCAGCAATTCAAAGTCTCCTACCGGAACATAGACACTCACGGTAACCATATTCCAGCTTCCCAGCCGCGTGTTAATGCCGTGTTCAAACTGCAAAATAAGGAACGGCTTTTGTACCGTTTTTTCTACGTTCCCGATGTAATACACCGGATAGAGTTTTGCAAGTTCCGCATACAAGGCACTTCGCATTGTTGTAATTCCTCTCTATACTATTGCCGCTTGAGCGCTTGTCCGCATGCTTTTTCGATACCGTCAAAAAACATACCGGCATGGGCATTCCGCGTCGGCTTTAAAATTCCGTACTTTTGCCCGAAGGTAATTCCGCCTGCTACTATCCGCTTGCCTTCTTCAAGCCAGCGTCCGTATTCATCGCCAGTCATACCGTACATATCCTGATAAATCCCTGCTGATATTGCCTGTGAAGAGCGGGATGCAACGCCGCGCAATCCATCACGAGCATGCCCCGTATCAGTTTTCCATACATGGTTTTCTTTCGCATAGCGCTCCATACTGGCGGCGGTTTCACCGGCAACTGTTTCACAGCTTTTCAGCATTTCTTTGTTGATGCTTTCTAACCGTTCAAAGACCGCCTCCATCCCTCTCATTGAGCTGCCTCCTGTATCTCTTTTGCTCTCCCTGACATCTTGTAGGTATTCTCCGGCGCATCCCCGCCGATAGTGATCTTTCGGATAAAGACGACTTCATACCGGCTGCCTTGAAAATCGAATAAGTCGCCTGCTTGAATATCCGCATCGTGGAATGCGGTGATATTGACGATATGCGTTTTCAACAATCCTTCTTGCAAAAGCCGATCAGTTTCGCTGTGTGAAATTTCTGCAATCCGAACCCGCTGGAGTCCCGTCCGCTTTTCCACTTCCCTGACATTACCGTATTCATTTTTCTCTCTTTCACGGCGGATAAAGAAAAGAAGTGTCCGGTTTACATCGATAATACTTTCCGTGTCTTTCCGTAATTGCTTGATACCAGTTACCATAGCGCCGCCTCATCATCTTTTTTACTACAGATTAAAAACGACGACGCTGCTTGCGCCCGCTCTGCTTCCCATGCCTCTTTATACCCTTGCGCGGTTTTAAGGCAGAGGGCGACATAATCGGCGGCGGTGTATTTTTCAATACTTTCCCCGCCTGCACTCATGCTTTTTATCTCTCCTGCATCTTTTTGAATAATGCCCGCTTTTTGTGTCCATAAAAGGTAGAGCGCATGATTTTCACTTTCTGCCCTTTGCAATGTGATCGTTACATCAAGCGTAGAAAAATGCGTATCTTTTTCGCTGCCCCCCTCCGGTATCACTTCGTTGAGGAGCATGCGGATTCTTTGTATCAGCGCTTCGGTGATGATCATGCCTTGTTCTCTTCCTTCTAGGTTTGCGGATTCGTTTGCGCTTGCACTTTCTTTGCGTTTTCAATTGCCTGCAAAATATCAATACCGTCTGCCGCTTCTTTCAAGTCGTGTAACTCTTTTTCCGCTGCTTCAAGCGTTTTGATCTTTGCTTTTAATTCGCTTATCTTCGGCTTTTCACCGCTGTTTCCGTTTTCTTCCGGCGCTTTAAACGGCGTTTCAAAAATTCCCGCAAGCGCAGGATTGAGCTCTTCCCATGCTTCGCTTTCAACGGCATAACTGTTCGTTACATCGCCCGCCTCATGTTCAACATACCAGCCGTTCGCGGTTTTCATTATGCGTAAGGTAATGTTTTCACTTCCCATATTATCTCCTCGATCTGTCATTAAAGAGAGAGACGAAACAAACCGTGTATCTCTCTCTTTAAAAGCCTTATGCGAGCTTTACCTTATGCACGGCATCTGCAACACCGGCAACCGCGCAACGGGTAAAGGTTTCAACAACATCCAATTCAGAAAGAGTGAGAATGTTACCCCGCTGTTCAAGGTGTGTTAAATCTTCTTTTACAAGCGCCTTAAACGACTGCTTCGGAACGATTAAATACACTTCGTTATCAGCCGGAGCTTTAAACTCGTATTTAATTCCGCCGACTTCACCCGTCCAGCCGTCATAACTTAAAACGCTCTGAATCTGCGCAAGCTGCCCCAGCTGTGTACCTTTTTGCAATAAGCCTTTGATTGCCGCCTCTACATCCATCGCCGTTGCAGAGTTACAAAGGGCTATAGTCGGACGAATCCGATAGCCGCTTGCATTGGTACGCTTGAGGGCATCTTTAAGCCCTTTCCGCAGTGTAAGCCACACATTCTCAAGGTCGGTACTGCCGGTTGTTACCTTATTGGTAACGGCATCTCCGGTATACGAATGCGTAATAATCGGCGACAGGTGCAGATGGTCAAGAATGGCATTATGCGCAATACCGAGTGCTTTTGACGCTTGCGGCAATTTCCAAAATTCATTGAAGTTTACCCAGCCTCGTGAGATGGAATAACCGGCTGCGAATGTCTTAAAATCAACCGTTTCGAGCTTACCGAATTTGAAATCAGCCATCGGCACACTTTCCCCATCGTTGGTAACGCCGAATGCAGCGCGCATTCCGATAAGCTCCATCACTTTGATTGTGCGGGGAAAATCGGCATTTTTAATCTCTTCGTAAATGAAGGAATAAAGGGCAGGATGCTCCGCCATACCGAGCGATACGTCAAGAACAGCTTGCTTTGCAAATTTATGCAAATCCTCTGCGCTCATCATTTCCCCTGACGGTAAGCCGACCGCCCGCGCAAGCATTTCCCGCGTAAAGATTTCAGTGCGCGTACCGGAGCCGGTATCCTTTATTGCCATCTCACCGGCAGGCACCTTCGGCGCACGGTATTGCAACGACATCTGTTTTTTCTCCGTAGCATTTTTCATACGGATTGTTTCATGTGATACAAATTCCATTATTTCTTTCTCCTCATCGTTATGTACGGTCTGCTTTTATGCGTGAAGCGAAAAAAGCACCGCACCCCCAATCGCCCCCCAGTAGTAGCCGACGAGCTTATTTCCGCTTGCGGTTTTCGTGAGCTTGCCATCCGAAGCGCCGAGATACACCTTTTCGCCGATTTTCGGCAAATTGGCGCTATCATAGCTCTCCGTTGTCCATTCCCTCTGCGTGTCAAAAGACACCGTTACTTGATTGCCCGCTTCTTTTTGCAGCACAACCCCCGCGCGGTCTCCGACAAAGACAATGCCGTGATTATCGAGCGTCTGCGCTCCTCCCGCAGGAATTGTTACATCTGCGATTGCAACCGTTTTATTGACTGATAAAAGTCTGTGTTCTCCCGTCATATCACACCTCTTCGTTTAGATTTCGTATACTTCCGGCTCATTTTTTGCGTCCGCACCGGTCATCTGACCAACCGGAGCGGTTGCAGTTTTCCCTTGTACGAGCTTTTGGATGTCCGCGTCATTCATTACGCGCTCCATTTCTCCGGCAATCTGCGCTTTACTCATACCGGCTTCAAAATGACAGAATTTATCCACCAACGCTGCCATTTCACCGGTGGGTTTACCGTCTTTGGTTAAGCCTTTTTCTGCCTTTACTGCCTCGACCATTTCGCCAAGCGCTTTTTTTGCCGCCTCCGCTTTTTCCGCCTCTTTTGCTTTTCTTGCAATCGAAACAGCATCGGTAAGCGCCATTTCTCCGGCAGCTTTTTTGAGTTCAGCAAGTTCACTGGAAGCCGCTTCCAAGGCTTTCAGCTTTTGAGCATCTTCCAGCTTTACCCCCATTTCCCCTGCAACAGCTTGAGCAGACAAAAGCCCCGTTTTTGTTCTCCGTGCGATTTCTGCCGCAAGCTCATCATTCGCTATACTTGTCAGTTCCATTTCTTCCTCCTGAAGTCTATATTCAACAACGCGGCGCACCTTTTGAGCCGCCCCAAATATAACCGTATCGTTTTGTATGCCGTACGGAATTTTATACAGCTGATTTTCATATTCACCAATGACATAATCATCATAAAAATCTTCCGTAAAAACATAATCTGCATATTTCTCTCGCAAGGCATCACGGATTTTTCTTTCCTGCTCATTAAAGCTCACGCCCGCCATTTGCCCGATTGCGCTTTCGTTATGCTGCCCTTCAGACAAGGGCGGTACAAAGTCTACCGAACGAAGCGCATAATCAACAACCGTCTTTTTCCTTTCATCCGCATACGTCGGAATGCCCCAGATAGAGACTGCGTTAATCTGCTTATTTTTCAGCCACCGCCGTATTTTCTCCGCGTGTTCTCCCTTGTCAGGAATAATGCGGTAATAGACTTTCCCCGCCTCTTTATCGAGTAATGCGCCGATTACCGTTCCGTATATCTCACGTCCTTCATAAAAGAATGCTTCTTGCGATTGATGCCCATAGCTGGAAGGGATAAAAACCGTACTGGTCAAAATCGTTTCGACAATGTGTTCATACGCAGCATCGAGATACTCAACACCGCTTTTACTTTTGCGATAGTCAACAGCAAAAATACAATCGAGCGGATCGGTATCCCCTTTGAGTTCTGCAATCATTTCAGGCGTTGCAAGCGGATTTAAGCGAATGCGGCTTATCATTGTTTTTGCTTCCGCTTCGGAAAGCATTTCTCCTACAGCCTCAAGCGATACAACCGGACTTTGTGCAGAATCGGTAAAAAGCGGTTTTTGCGTATATGTGTTTTTTCCAGACTTCCCCATGCCATCACCTCTTTTTGTGGTACGGCTTGTATTGTAAATAATTGGGGGTGCGTAACGCAAATTTTACGTGTAAAAAAATAAAAATATTTTAGCAACGTGATTTTTATCCCTGCTGATTTGCGTTACGCACTGCATTTCTTCTATGCTGGCGTTACAAAATTATTCAACAAGGCTGCGTTTTATGGCTATAGAGAAATTACCTACCAGTGTGTTAGTCATCGGTATTGCGGCAATCGTGTTTATTGCCGTCCTCATCTTTCTGCTGCTTAATAGGCTCATTAAAAAGGGCATAAGACTTGGAGTAGGAGATAAAAGTATGATCGTTGGAGACATTGAAAAAAATGTTGATGATAAATTGGAACTATTCAAAACGGATATAGAGAAAAAAGAAAAAAATAGACTGCATGATGAAGAATGCCGAAAAAAGCTCTTTCGGCTCTCTGG